TACGACAACTATTTGATATAAAAAAATTTATTTTTTAAGTGATATCGTTAATTTCCAATTAGTTGTGTGCAACTGATTGATTACCAATGTGCGCAACTGATTGGTTATCAATAAAGAATTTTCTGGCCACTAAAATCTTTTAGCCATTTTAACGATATCGTTACGTTCTTGAGTGGTCAATAGCAAATAGTTATTTAATAGATTTAAGATCGAAGTTCTAAATTCTTCGTAATCGTAGCCTCTACCGCTTAAATTTTTTGTCGATTGTTTTTGTTTTGCCATAACTGTTGTTTTTATTTTATGATTTATATTAATTACTTAAAGGTGCTTTAATTGCTGGATGTGATTGATAGTTTCCTAACTGTATATCTTCTTCTAATAAACATTTTATAAAAGCATCATTAGATAAGGCTGAAATAAATCCGTCTGTACTAAGTAGTCCTATACCACATTCACCACTTTCTGTTTGCCAAAATTCAGTGTTGATATTTAATGATGGTAATTCATAAGGTTCTCTTGTTCTAGTTAGGATATTATAATCATCCAACATTTCAATATCGTAAGGATGTGAACCATTGTTTTGTTTTATGAACAATTCAACTCGTTCTTCCAAACTCAACTCTCTACCAATCTGTTCTTTTGCTTGTTCAATGTGGTTATTGTAAAGGTGTACGTCGCCTAAGTTGCCAATCAATTCATCAGGTACCATATTAACTACCTTAGCTATAATTTCTAATAGTAGTCCATAAGATGCTATGTTGAATGGTAAACCAAGGAATGTATCAACACTGCGTTGGTTCCACATTAGAGAGATTGCTCGTGTTGGGGTATTAGTGTAATCTAGGTATTTTTTTATAATGTCTCTACTATCTTTTTTAATAGCTTCATCAATATCTGTATCAATATCTACATTACACAACTTAAGCCTCTCTTCCAAACTCAACTCTCTTGTATAAACTTGAAATCCATAATGACATGGTGGTAACGTCATTTTTTCTAAATAACCTACATTCCACGCATTAACCATTAAACGTCTTGAATCAGGATTTGTTTTGATGTCATTAATTAGGTTTGCGATTTGGTCAATTGGTTGTTGCGATGGTTTAGGGTCACCGATAGTTTTAATTGGTTTTTTCCAATTTCTCCACTGCTTACCGTAAATCGGTCCTAAATCACCCCACTTCTTAGCAAACTCATCATCTGTTTTGATTTTGTTGATGAATTCTTCCTGATTAAAATTAGTTGATTCATATTTTGTTGGTGATTTATACTCATTAGAACTAAATATACCATCACCTGGAATACTTTTATTCCATTCAGTATAGTACTTCTTATAGCAATCTCCGTTCCAAATATGACAACCATTATCCACTAAGAATTTGATGTTAGTATCACCTCGTAAGAACCATAGTAGTTCTGTTACGATTGACTTCCAAGCCATCTTTTTTGTTGTTAGGAGTGGAAACCCCTCACTCATCTTATGACGGATCTGTCTACCAAATACTGATAGCGTACCAGTACCAGTACGATCGCTTTTAGTGATACCCTTGTCAAGTATATCTTGGAGGAGTGATTGGTATTGACGGTCTATATTATTCATATTCAATTTCAAATGTATCAGGGTTAATGTATTTTATTCTTCTACCATCAGTTAAATCAACAATCTTATCATCAGGTATTCTATTCTCAATGATAATATCTTTTATCTCTTGTGGCATATTAGGATCATTTAGAATTTGATCACGTAGCTCTTCGTGTTTACGTGCTAATTTAGCTCCTTCTTTTATTCGTTCGTCTATATTATTCATTTTCGTTTTGTTTTAATTTATGTTCAAAATATCTCTCTCTATAATCCTTATGAAGATTAAAGAAAAATTGAGAGTAATAAAAGTTTATACTAACATCGCCACGTTTTCCAATCATTACAGCATACATTGTATGCAGTTTAAGATACATTGCGGAAATTTTTCCATAGTTATCTGGATCGTTTTTTAAAGTGCTGATATGATCAATAATCTTTTCTAACTCGGTTTTTGGTATTATGATACGAATTAGATTCATAAACAAATTTGATATCTTATTCATTTTGCTTTAATTTTAATAGATTGATAATATTTTGCAGAGACTTTTTTATTTGCGTAAATTTCTAATTTTTTAAGGGCTTCTGGTTTATAAAAAAAGAATTTTATTTTTAACCAGAAATTAATAAATTTATTACTGTGCCAAACAGTCGTACCATTAATAGAAGTACTAATTATTTTTGTAATATAGGGAAGGTATACTATTCCTGATTTAAACTCTTGCTTATTCATAACTTTCTATTGTTTCGTTGTTATATGTTAGTGTGATTAGTTTAGTTGGGATACCAGCTTCATTATATGAATCTTCTTTACTACCGAGTAATGGAACAACTTTACCTCTTGCCAATTGAGTTCGTTCTTCCAAACTCAATTCTCGCTCCTCAATCTTCAATCCAAACTCTTGAGAAAACTCTGAATCGATTTTACATTTGTTGATGAATTCTTCTTTTGTTAAATGACGAGTTGGATGCGGAGATATCATAGAACGACCATTCAACATACACCAACCTTTATGACTATTTTTATAAAGAAGATTTGTACGATGATCGTATCTTGTTGCTAATGGGTATTTTTGGTAATTCTTGTACGCTTCATCAATAATCTGCTCGTATCTTTCGTTATTCATAAACTTCTATTGTATAAACATTATTTGTACTTTTGATAAAAATAAGTAAAATAATTTATACAATTAATTTTAATTCTTAGGTGCCCTTTCCTTCAATCTTTTTTCTATAATCTCTATATCGTTTTGGGTCGGTATATAATCGCCCATCAATTTTTCAGGTACGTCGGCCCACGAAGTGCCGTAATACGTGACATTGAATCCTCGATTGATGCACTCTTCGAAGAGCTCTTCGTATCTGTTCCTTAGATACTTTAACTTATCGTAAAAAAACTTAACGTGACCCCTACCGAGGGTAAACTGTTTAGGTATGTCCGAGAAATGCGTTCTTCTTTTTGCCAGCGTAGGTACCCTGACTATTTCTCGGTGTTCGGCCAATAAGTGTTTATAATGTAACTCTTTTACTGGAATTCCTATATTTATTCTGGTCACAACCTTTATTTAATTATGAATGTTAAATCTAATTAGGTATACCGTAGATTCTTTTTACAATTCGTTTATTTACTTTCGAAAGATTACGAGTATAATATCCATCTCCTATAAAGTCAAGCTCTTTATCATTACCTAAAATATCTATAATTTTCTTTTCGTCTGTAACTGCGGGTGCACCAGATGATTTCATAATATCCTCCATCTTTGCACTTGCTTCAATAAACCAACCTGGAGTTTTACATAATTTAATTGCATGATTAACTAAATCTCTTTTGGCTTCTGGTTTTCCGTTTGTGGCAAGTAATGCAATTTTATTACCAAATGTACTTGGTTTATAGATGATAAATGCATCTGGTATCTTATCATTATCTATATCTTTTAAACGAACTGCTTTATATTTTGATCGCATTTCAGAAGCTGAATTAGCAGATAAATCCATGCCTTGTTTAAGATATGAAGTTTGGTACATATTCCATATATTATTCATACCGTCATTATCTACTTTACCCAAGTCATAATCTATCCATATATTGGATGGTATTTCAAGTTCTTGTAATACTTCTTTTAATATGGTTTTTAATTTTATCATGAATCTTAATCTGCTATTTTAGTACTGTCCTCATTATTAAGTGATCCAGTAAATTCAGCATTAGTTGCGATGACATCAGCAGAATCTTTAGGCTGAAAGTGTTCATTTACGAACCATACTTCTCCTGTAGAAGGATTGATAGGTAAAGATTCAATCTTCTGTGATTTTTGGACATATATATGTGAAGCGAGCGATGGAATTGCTTTACGTTTATCGATTACGTATTTCCATATAGAATTATCTGTATCTAATAAACCAGATAATATTTGAAGTCTCTCTTTTTCTAGTCTTTTTTTGTAGAATGTAAGGTAATACAAATTTAAAATGTACTTTTTAACATTCGTATACCAATGCTTTTTTGTTTTTTTCATAACGATTTATTTTATTATTTTATAGGCAATGATTTACCCATCATATTGCCTCCAACCTCTTTCATTGATTTGCTTTTCGCTGATTTTATTATTTCAGACATCGCCTTTCGTATCTCTTTTAAAGAATCTGCATACTCTTTTAATTGTTGTCTATCTTCTGGAGACATGTTTTTAAGCATCTCTTTTAATTGGGGCTTCATGGTATTTTTCAATAAATATTAGTCTGAATATCTAGAATTTGCTAAGTTGACCATCCTCTTTGCCAATTCTGGATCTTTGATAATTTGCATTTCATAAGTTTCTGTGTTTCCTACCGAAGATATTATACCTGTATACTTCTGAGACGTGGAATGCTCTACGCACGTGTCTGTGTATCCCAATTTTACCCTAAGCCTATGTATTTCTTTCTTACAGACTTTGCAAATGTGCTTCTTTTCTTTCATAACTTATTTTTATATGTGTTTGATTATTCCTCTTTATTGCTCGTGAGGTGGTTTGGTATCGATATTTGCGCTGCTACTAAAGTTTGATATATCAAGTTCTGTAAACTTATTAAAGCTTGAGTATTTTCTTTAACTAATTGTGACATTCTCTCACGTTCTTCAACTAAAAGCGTCATCATTTCATTTTGAAGTTTATCAACTTTTTTCTCAAGATCATCGTTTTTCTTAAGTAATCTTGTATACTGATTGTATGCAAAATATCCAAGGCAAACGGACAAAACTCCGAGTACACCATACTGTAACATTACGTCTTGTCCGGTTGTTACGTTTGGTTGTTGTAATAATGAGGTTAAAGCTAATTTTTCCATCAGTTCAATGAGCTATATTTTAGGTATAATAATGTTTCCCAGCCATTCGCTAACTTTTTAATGTTTTGTGTAGTTGCAGGCATCATTCTTTTTTCTACCATATCAGACACTGTTTTAACCCATGCATCTCTACAATCTATGTGTAGGACTTCATGTACACCTTCGGGTATTACCGAGTGGGCTATCGTCTCTAAAGCTTGTTCTAATACCATTGTCAACTGAAGATAAATATTGTAAATATTACTTAATTTTAAAAATTTGTCTCATGTGCAATAGACACTTTGTGTAATCTCTGTCTTCTATTTGATTTGCTTCTATTTCGTATGGATGATTATCATGAGTGAACTTTTCTGCTAGATCATAATACTTGTTCATATTATGAAATTTGTAATGTGAGTACTCATGAATTATCGTCCTAGCTAAGTCTTCTAAATTTTTAATATTCGGTGATTTACTATTTACGTATATTGTGTTTTCTAAGTCTTCGTAAAATCCGTCACCAGTGAATCCTTCGAGTTTGTTGGTATCTACATATTTTAAATTTGGGTATGTACCGTTATACTTTGATCTACCATAATTTTTTACGCACCATTCAAATATTCGCTTAGCTGTACCTCTGTGCAGATTTTTATTTTTCTTCATATAGGTAAAATTATATGATATTTGACTAAAAATAAAATATTTAGTTACGGTGAAGTCATGACCACAAATAACTCACCAAAGACATTTCTGATCCGTCGTCATCGTTGGATTCGTCTTTACCTTCTTTTTCGTCTCTTGCTGCTCGCTCTGAAGCTTCGTTTAAGCCCTCTACAACATTAAGTGCGTCAACTACGCTATTTTCTAATTGGTAAAAAGTTCTTCTAGCAGAATTAGTTATTCCCTCGTCGAGTACACCGAAAGCATCTATGTTTCTCATAACAGACTTACTAAACTCGTCCAATCCCTTATCAAAAGCGCAATTGTAACACAGCAAAGTAATGTTATCTTGCGACCAATTAGATCTATCGAAATCTTTAAAGTGTAAAAGTAAAGGAGACCTATTGTCCAATTTTCTAACTTTATCGTATCCACAACAAGAACATGCTTGACCCAACCTACCGTCTGCGAGTAGTTTAATTTTTAGAGATGCTATTCTTTTTTCTGTCGCCGTCTGATTGGGACGCAATAATTCATCTAAAGATTCTTCTTTAAAGCTGCTTAAGTTGGGCCTAGATGTACCCAATCCACTCTGGTTTAGGTGAGTTTCCCAAAGAGTTTTTCCGGTGATGGGATCTACGAACGCCTTAGCGTATTTTTTGTAGGTTGGATAAGATATACCTAAGTACTTAGCTGCTTCGTTATTGGACTTCGTGTACTTCATCGCCTCAAGTATGTCCTCTTCCCTAAGAGACAATCCTGCATACTTCCAAGTTCCTGTATATATTTTTCTAGTTAGATGTAAACCTGTTCTCTTTTTCGGGATCATTGATCGTGAACTTTCATGTCATTTAATACGTTCCACAACTGATAAGGAGTTTCTATGTATACTTCTGTTCCGTTCTTATCTATTATGGGATTGATCGATCCGTCTTCGTTTATTCTTTCATACAAATAATAGGATATAAGATCTGATCCCGATTGACCGAAATTTATGTAAAACAATGCGTCTATAACTTGCATAAATTTTTCATCGTATTCAAAAAAATCTAACTGCATGTCTACGCTCATTATCTGAGATCTCACTATAATCTCTTCTAATCTAGATATAACGTTAACAAAGAGCTCCATTCGCTTCTCTGTTTGATTTCTTTTTTTCCTCTTTACATGAGTCTTTACATTCAGTATGCTTTCTACAGCAGCTTGTATTTCTTTGTAATCTTCTGCCATTGTTAAGGTGTTAATTTTTCTATAATAGATTTTATTTCAGAGCAAGTTTTATAGTCTTCTAACTCCACGTAATGTGGTAAACACCAATCTAATGCCTTCGCCCAATATTCTTTTTTTATCTCTAAGTAATTACTTGAATTATTTATTTCGAATACGAGCGCTGAATTTCTTCTGTTATGAACTGCGTCAAATATCGCTAATGGTATTTCTTTATTTAGCAGAGTTTTCAACTGCTCCGAATCTTTATAATCTTCGGCCTTTACGTTTAAGGCGTCGTAGAATATGGCTCTTGGAGGCCTTCTTTTTTTCGAAACCATAATTTATAATTTATGAAGCTGTACCGCTTCCCTTTAAACTTCTTACTAAAAGATCTACCATAGAAGCCATCGGTACTATGAACGATATTGTGTTTTTAGAATACGCATTACGGTCGTTATAAGTAACCATCAATTCTTGATCGGCAAATTTCTTTTGCAACCAAGTGCTTATCTTATTAGTTAACTCTTGTAAATCTCTCGGATCTTGTATGTTTTCTTCCAATATAAAGTATATTACTATACCCTTTTTTGTTTCGCTTGTATTTAAGTCGAAAGCGACAGGTAAATTTTTACCGCTAACGCTAACTCTTAATTTTGGCTTAAAAACGTCTGACATTTTATGTTGTTATTTTAAAAATAAATATGTATTAAAATACATTTTTTATCACCGGCTTTACGCACTGATACAGTCCATCGTTAATGTAGTATTTTCTCTTTGTTTCTGAAGACACTATTGTAGTTAGCTTGGATTTGTACTCATTAATCTTTATTTCAGCACTTCCTAAATTAAACGATTGTGGAACTGGTTCGTTGCTTAATTGTTTTTCTGCAAGTAGTTTATGTATGTTAAATATCCCATTCACAGTAACGCTATTCATGTTTTTTGCGTCTATAGTGATTTCTACTTCTGTGTTTAGTGGTACTCCAATTTGTTTAATCTTCTCTGACAAATCGTAAGGAGTTTCTCCCTGCTCTCCGTCTTCTGCAATGTAATACGAATAATCCATATCTACTCTAACCGCATCGAATCTTGGTTCTAGCGCGTATAAGTCATCTTGATTACAATTTTTAATCACTATGCCTATTTCGTATCGAGGGGTTAAAATGGGGTGGTGATACTCATCGTTCTGTATCCAAGATCCCCACTTTCTTAAATAATTTCTCATAGATCGTTGGTTTGCTGCCACGAAGTAATCGTCATCTTTACCAACCTTTTCTACAAATCTATGGCCTCTGCAAGTTAAGTGGTAAACAAAAGCGTCTCTAGATTGTATTAACCTATAACCACTTAACATCCACCTTTGGAATATATCTGAATCTTCGTAAGGAAACGGAGAAAACAAAGCATCGTGTCCTCCCATAGAAGCGAAATCTTCTTTGTAGATTATCCACGGAGCGAACATTCCGTAAGTGATTTGATTTTCGTATTGAGTTTGGGCTTGCGTAGCATACTTGTAGAACGAATCGACATTCAAGTCGTCAAAGTCCATACCAAAATCCATGATAATCTTCTCTTGGCCTGGTGGATGGAGAGGTGGTTCAACTCTAGTTCCACACACAACTGTTTTTGGTTTTAAGTGTTTTAATAAGTTTTCCATATAATTCGGACCGACGATCATGTCAGCATGAAGGATTCCCACTATGTCTTCTTTTGATATGGAAATTCCCACATCGTACAACACTGTATGACCAACCCTTTGTTCTGTTCTATAGGGCTCGTATACGTTTTCGTCTTTTGCTGAAATCTCTTTTAGCCATTCATAAGTTCCATCAGTTGACGCATCGTCTAAAAATACGAGTTTTGCATTTGGAGCATTTGTCTTTATGGAATCGTATAGGTTTTTTAAGTGTCTTAAATTGTTGTGCGAGGGTATTACGAATGTTACCATAAATCTATTTTTATGTTTTGAGGAATTTTATCTTTTACTTTTATTGTTAATAAAATTCCGTCGTTGGCTAATTGATAAGTCTCGTTGGGTTCTGTCGAACTTAGTAAATCCTCTATGTTTTGAATCGCATAATCAAAAGACTCTAATTGGGTCTTAGAAGAACAGTCCAACTCCACAATAATGTCATTGGTTAATTCTTCTACGAATTTAGCTTTTATATCAAACTTAGAATTAAGTTGCGCGCTTTCGATATATTTCTGTGTATCGATGTCGACTTGCATCGAATTGAAATAAGGTTCGTAACCCAAAATCTCTGGTATGTGTCTAGCATTGGTTACCTTTAATCCTATGTCATATTTTATATTTGGTCTTGGTTCGCAAGGTCCGTACTCTTTAAACATTCCTCCCCACTTCCTCACGTATTCCAACATAGATATTTGGTTATTTCTCAACCAGTTTTCGTCTTTCTTTTTGAAGTCTTCCATCTTCGTTGCGCCGCTAAACTGGCCGCCTCTGCAAGTTAAGTGATATACCAAACTATCCCAAGACTGCACAAGTTCGTATCCAGCAAGCACAAACCTTCTAAATAGATCTGCATCTTCGTAAACTGATAAGAACAAGGGATCGTGACCCAAGTGATTCCTGCGATCGATCAACCACGGTGCGAACATGGACTTTGTTGTCACCCCGAAGTTTAAGTTCGAATAGTGTTTAACGTAAGCATCGAATTCTTTCCACTTAATTTCTTCTGGCCATAGACCGAAATCCATTGTCATCTTTTCTGGTCCGTGCGGATGTAGCGGTGGCTCTATTCTAGTTGAACAAACTACTTTACCTATTGAGTGGTGTTTGATCATGTTTAGATCAGCGTCTTTACCTAATATCATGTCAGCGTGGAAAGCTACAACTTTATCGAATCTTGCTTGCTTAAACATAGTATCGTAAGCGTGTCCTATGCCCAATGGAGCTCCTGATTGGTTGACAAAGTATTTAATGTTATTTTCTATTAACCAAGATTCGGTACCGTCGTTGTCTTGATCCACAAAAACTATTACTTCGTTATCGTAGTGAGAATTCTCTCTTATCGATTTTATACAGGGTATTAAATAGCGAAGATTATTCTTAGACGGAATACAGTAGCTTATCATTTAAAAAATTGTTTGTATTTTTCTTTGTTATCTAACACATACTGTGGTAAATTTACATCATCTTGCCAAAAAGTAAAATTATTTCTTCCAAGTACGTCTTGATTATTTTTTAATAAATTCTCAACATTATTAATTACAGATTCATTATTAAATTCTTGGTGACCATAAGATTGAATTTTGTGTTTAATCTGTTCTGGGCCGCCCATAAAAGTAAAATGCCAACCTGCATTATCTATATAAACATAGTTGGTTTTTGAAGCTGTTCTTAAATGATTAAGACATGCATTTTTTATATTCTTATATCGAGTAACAAGTGTACCTGCCCATTCTTCATTAGATCTAACGTTCATATATCCAGAATAGACAAGTTGTTTAAGTTTATATATGCTAACATCATCTATAAAATTATAATCATATTCAGGATTCCAGATTTCATCTAAATCTCCTACCATAATAATATCTTGATCAGAAGCATCTGCATCTAGTAATGCTTTTCTTATAAATTCTTTTTGATAAAATTCATTTAACCAATGAAGTTCTCCAGGAGGAACATTAGTACTTGTTAACGCTTGCATACAAATATGTCTCTCTAAATCTGTAGTTTGTGGATTTTCTATTCTTGATTGAAGATCTTCGTAAGACTCGGGAGGAAATCTAGTCACATGATGATGTATCTTATGCAAATACTTTTTATATCTTATCATATTCTCTTCAAAGTGTAGAGGTTTTGGTTTTCTTGAGAATGTGCTAACACATTCTACAATTACAAACATATCAACGTAAGGATCTAACATTTCTAATCTAAGCTCTAGAAGATCTAGCTCATTATTCATTGTAAAAACATCAAATATCATATATTTTGGTTTCTTGTTTATATATTTCAAATTCTCTAATTACTTCGTCATATGTTTGTAGTGTTCTTGCTCTATCCATGTAGGTAAACTTTCTAGATATATTATAACCACATGCCCAATAGCCATCAGATACATTATGTCTAGCCCAATACTTTGGTGCTATTATAAGGTTAGCATCGCTACAGAACGCTGGGAAATATGCAAAGCTAGAATTTGACAATATAAGCCATTTTGCATTCTTTACTATAGAATAATCTTTTGCTAAATCGAAGTGATAACAATTATCTGCTAATTCTGGTAACTGTCGCTTTGCAACTTCTGGATTTTCTGTGATAACGACAAACTTCATTTTTGGATTAATGCTTCTCATATGAGTAATAGCAGCTAACCAATAATCTCTTTGTAGGAATAGCGTTGGATCTCCTTCATAGTCTCTAATATTTAATACACAGATATTATCATCTCTATAGTCTATGCAATCAAATTCAGGTTTTACTTTCAACCAGTCTTTAACTTCTTCTTTATAATCCCAAAAGTAATCCTCTCCTTGCATGATACCCATAATCTTTGTATTATCTAATACATTGATTAAATCATTGTCTATTAATCTAACATCACAACCTATTGTAGAATCGTGGTGGGAATGAGTAAACTTTATTCTTCTTTCTCTTTCTGTATAGGTTCTTTCTATTCTGCTTACGGGAATTCCCATATCCATATTCATGAAGTATACACCTCGATCATTATATCTCTTATCTCCAAAGTTTTCTTGTCCTTCATATCCAAATTCATAACCATTTCTTTTAGCAATTGCTCTCGTTGTTACATAGCATGCTAATTGGTTTCCAAATCCTTGGCCAAATACAAATTCTGTGGCTATCATTTTTTATACTGTATTTAATAGTTGCCTATGTACACTATTCTTTCCATGAAATGCGAAAGGGGCTATACCAATAGTTTCAGGAATTTCAGTCTCGTGAGAGAAATATTTGGCAATATTTAAATCGGCAAATTTACAACCATATTCTTTATATATGTGTCTATAATTTACTGCTATATAACCATCTTCACTATAATATCCATGAAAAGCTTTCCATTCTAAATTTAATTGATTTGGAAGATCTATTAATTTTTTACTTCTTAGTGATACGCTATTTCCTACTCTTATTAATTCTCCATTAATATCTCTATAAGATACTTTGTCAGATGAATGTGGTATTGGCCAGGGGGCTCCTATATAATCATAATCAAAGAATTCATTTTTCCAAGAACTAGGATTAATTACAAATCCATCATCATGAATCACCATAGCAAATTCAGTGTCTATGTACTTTCCTAATTTATATATCATAGAGTAGTTCCACTCATTTATATTATTCATCTTCTCTATATACTCGAACTGTATTTTATCAGGTAAGTTTTCTGGTTTTTCATGGGATACAAGCTTTATAGCTCCAAATTTTATATTTTTAGAACTATACATTAGTGCTTTTATGTGCTCTTGCAATCTTACAGAAGTGACGGCTATGAGTGTTACTTTAGATAAGTCTAAATATTTTTGATTATCATATCTCTCTATTACTCTTTTAACTTCTTCTATTTTTTCTTGCTCTGTAATCATAGTTGTAGTTCTTACTTCTGAATCCCTATTTACTGCACATATATGCTGTATTATCACTGGAAGTCCATGATTGATGTATAATCTTTTATAGTAATCTACATCTACTAACCAATTTAAAGATTCATCAAATTCCATCACGTTTTCATTCTTAATAGTAAGTACAGTAGGACACGATATTGTATTATAACCTTCGTGGATCCTATCGTGATACATGGGAAACATAGGGTCATAACAAGTTACTGCATCTTTCGTATGTACACAAGCATTAACGAACCAATATTTTTCTGCATTATTTATTATATGTTTGTAAATAATTTCTAGAGACTCTTGGTCATATAGAAAATCATCTTGAAATAAAATCTTAATGTATTTACCAGTAGCGTGCCTAATAGCATTATTTAGATTAGGAGAGATCTTTCCTCTACCGTGTGAATTCTTTGTATATATTATATCAAGATAAGGTAACCATCTATCACATAAGTCTCTTATTTCATCATCTACACTATGATCTGATATAACTACTTCAAAATCTTTAAATGTTTGATTTGCAAGTATATTGAATGACCACTCTAAATAATCTACGCCTTTCCCTTTTATTTCCCAACACGGTATTACTACACTAAAAAATTTGTTTATTCTATTATCCATGATTCTGGGTATAAATCTTTTGTATTGTGAGTATATGCAGGTCCAAACCATTTCTTTGGAGCGACCACTTTCTTATTTGGATTATTATTTAACCATGCTCCCCACCAACTAAAAGAACTATTTGCAATAATATTATGATCACACATACTCATTAAGCAAAGATCTATTTCTGTGGGATTATTTTCCATATAGAGTATACAATCTCCTTCGCCTATTAATCTTTTTGCATAGTCTATATCGTCAGAAAATACTAAGAAGTATTTATCTGTCTCATAATTTTCATCACAAAAATAATTCATCGCAGCTTGATAGTAATGAGAGTCCATTATTGGATGAAACTGTTGAAGAGCTGCATAATCTCCAACTCTTAAATGAATAGATACCTTTTCATTTTCTACATTTGGAAAAAGCTTTTTACTTTCTTCTATTATTGAATCTTGGAAAGTTAAAAGATATCTAATATACTCTTCACAATGTTTAAAATACTTCTCCGTTTGATAGTATCCATTCAGATTGCTACCATCTGGAATTGAAAACATCTGTTCAAAAAAATGAAAATTAGGTTCTTGCACTTCTGCTGAATACTTTATATTTTTTAAAGGTAATAATACTTCATTAGCATTTTTAAAGTACTTTGGAATATCGAAATATATTTCCCTAGTAACACCATCTAAAAAGTGCTCTACATTTGGATTGTACATATTTTCTATGGGAAAATAAGCACTAGTTCCTATCTTCTTTGCTATGCCTATTGTAGAAGCGAATTGAAATAATTGATTCGCAAGACGGCCAAAATGCCCTATTTTATTGTATGTAATCACAGTAACGTGTTTATAGCTTGAAATACAGTCATGGATGGTTTCCAACCTAAGTTATTTAATTTACTCGTGTCTAAGTACATATCCTTGACTTGTACTATTTTATGAAATTCTGTTGGATCCATACTACCTATTGTCGATGTAGATTCCAATGATTTTTTTGCATATTCTATTACGTCTTTGAAAATAATAGGAGCTGCACCGGATCCGAGATTATAAATTTCTCCATTCTTACCATGATCGATAATGTATCTTAATCCATCTGCTACATCTGAAACATGTATAAAGTCTCTTAAAAATATCCCATCGTAATATAGATCTATGTGCTCATTATTCTTTAGCTTACTTATTAGATATTGAAGAGCATTCTTCTTTTTTGAAATCTTACCATCTGTTTTGCCTACAACATTAGCTAATCTTGTTATTGTGTACTTTATATTGAAAGTCTTACAATAAGATTCTAATAATTGTTCTGCCGCTAATTTTGTAATTGAATAGAATCCTTTTGGTCTGCAAGAAGATCTTTCATTTGCTGGAAGTTCACAATCTCCATATACGAACCATGAACTGACAAAATGAAATGTAACATTATTATTTTTATTGGCTTCCAAAACATCGATTAGATGCAATAGATTAGTTTTAATATCTAATTTAGGATCTTCTAAAACATTATAGTTATCTACAGTACTTATCAAGTAAAGTATTGTTGAGTCATTAGGCACTTCTAATTGATTTCTACTAACAACTTCAGATTCATGAGAATATTTTTTATAAAATTCTGAACCTACAAATCCTGTTCCTCCAAATATTTCTATCATGGTTTAAAAGATTTTACTACTGATTCTATATAATCAAAAACTTCTTGACCATAATGAGGAGCAGCGCCTACAAAGAATACTTTATCTAAAACTTTATTTGCTTCAGGATAATTCTTATAATCATCTAAGTGAGAATATCCGGGGTGCATTAGTATATTTCCTGCGAAGTAATTTCTTGTTTGTATCTTATTAGCCTCTAGATGAGCTACGAGTTTATGCTTTAATCCATCCTCTTCGCATATTATTGGAGTACCAAACCAACACGGTGTAGCGCCAGCTATTGTGCTAGGTACTCTAACTCCTTTTACATTGCCTAAGAATATGTTAGATATAACTTCTCTTGACTTATTTCTCTTTTCGTCTATAGTATCAAATTTATCTAATTGCACTAATCCAATTGCTCCTTGTAGATCTAGAGGTTTTAAATTATATCCCATCTCACTAAACACATACTTATGATCTATCACCCCATCATAATTTTCTAACCACTTATCAAATCTATTTCCACAAGTTCCACATGCTAATAAATTTGCAGATCCTACGCAATAGCAATCCCTACCCCACCAACTAATGCTTACAAAAAGCTTTTTTAATTCATCGTCATCTGTACAAACCATTCCGCCTTCTCCAGTAGATATGTGGTGAGCAGGATAGAATGAATTGGAATATGCTACATAATATTCATTTAAATACTTATCATTCCATTTACTTCCTAGACTATCACAATTATCTCCTATTAATTTTAAATTATACTTATGACAAAGTCTAATCAACTTATCCATATCTGGAGGATTACCTAAAACAGGCGATAGGAATATGCCTTTTGTTTTATCTGTTATTTTAGACTCTATATTATTTACATCAAAATTAAGTGTATCCCATTCTATATCTACAAATACTGGTTTTAATCTATTTTGGTAAATCACTGAAACAGTCGTTGCAAATCCTACTGGAGATACTATGATTTCATCATCATCACTCCACTGAAATCTTCTCTTTAATGCAGCTATCAATACTAAATTGGCAGAAGATCCTGAATTTACCATGTGAGAATGCCTAGTCTTAAATTTCTTAGAAAAAGAATGTTCAAATTTATGTACTTTTTCTCCCGCAGTTATCCATTTACCATTAAGAAAAGAATCTATAGCGGCTTCTATCTCCCGATTATCCCAATAAGGTCCGGAGTAATATATTGGTGTTTTTCCTGGTTCGAAATTCTTTTCGTTGTATATGTAAGGTGCAACGTGATTTCCTACTAATGATTGTATGTTTTCTAATTTTATCATTTTATATTGGGATTAAAGATGTAACACTCCAATCTTTCTATTATCCATGGAGCTACTTCTTCTTCTTGTAAAAATTTACAAATATTGTAATAATACTCTTGTGATCTCAATTTGGCGTGTTCTTTAGTTACTGCAAAGTGGCCGCCAGGCATGAATTCGTAATTGTTTGGAGGTTCACTATTAAAAAATCTATTCCAATACCTTTTCATATCGATGAGAGGATTAGAATCTTGAGGAGCTCCGTAATTATCGCATATCAACACTCTTCCATTACCATGATGTTTTGATTCGGATAAATTCCACATAATTCCACCCCTTGGTCCAGGTACTTTTATGCTATTGTAGTGAAAACCATAATATCCTCCTATCCTCAATTGACACCTTTCCGCTTCTTTGTAGTTATTGACTACATCTATCAAATCTTCAAAATGGTCGAATGGATAATCTTGGCAGAAAAACGTAATATCGGCTAGGTTATCGTAGTTAACTGCTATGTGATTAAAGAAAGTGTGTACGCATCTACCCTTATTAGGTTCGAGTTGTATCTCGTCTTTACTTTGCTTGGCTGCAGCACCTTTTCTGTACGCTATCGTTTTTACGGAAGAGCTAATCTGTCTTATCCAAGAATAATCCTTGTCGTAAGCCGCTATTACTAAATGTCTTCTCAACCTCTTTGTATTTTATCGTACAACTCGTTTTGTTTTTCTTGTCTACTTATGCTCTTGTGATGCAATAAACAAAATTCGTCTAAAGAAGGAAGAGCTGAGAATATTCTGTAACCTGACAACACCTCGTGAACTTCGTTTATCCAAACTATATCCGATCTATTTTTCCATATTCTCCATTGGTAATCGGGGAAGTTGATTCTATTGTCTTCAACTTTCCATCCCCATCTATGTATGTGCTCGTCTGTCAATCCGTCTACTGTGTTGATTCTTGGTACCAAAAATACGTCTATGTGAAAATTACTAAACAACACTTCTTTAAGCGAAGATAAAAGCGATTCACTAGGAACTTCGTCCGCGTCTATGTTGAATATGTAATCTTTAGTACATGCGTTTTTTAAATTGTTTTTAAAGTTTGCAAAATTTCCGTTCAAAGAGAATTCTATAACTTTTACTTTATTTGTATAATTCTGTAAAACTTCTTTAACTTGTTTTGTAGCAGTTGTGTCCAACTGCACTACAATTTCGTCCTCTTGTTCTACGTAATCTATTAAAACTTTAAGCAGTCTATCAAGCTCTTCGTGTTCGTTGTGTGCAGATATTGCGAATGATATACTCGGCATAATTATTTAATTTTTTTAATTCCTAGAGGCGCAGCAAAATATTCTTTTTTAACTTTATTAGTTTTGGAAGACTCAATAGGTTCTATAATACCTAATGGTTTTCCAAAATACTCTTTAACTTCTTTGGTTTTCGTTTCTTTTACCTCGTTGGTTGATTTTATTGTTATTTTCATTTTATTTTGTTTTTAATCGTATAATTTTATGTAATCGCAAGCTTCAAAAAATCCGTCTCTACCAAAATCCTTCATTGTAGTTGGATCTGATTTGTATTTTTTGTCTTTAAAAAATTTCTTAGACTTGTCCTCTTCGGTGAGCTCTACAGATTTTATAGCATTCCAAGACCAATCGTCAATTGTTTTTCCTGACACGAAAACGGTGCCTAAGCTTTCTATGTTAACGACTAAAGGATACCAAACTCTACCTTCTTCGTCTACGTATTTTATGTCTTTGTACAATTCAGGAAGTTCTGCTTCATATAACTCTGTGTCGTATTCTCCAGACTTCATGTAATCGTTTGTTGCGAATCCGCAATTCATACAACTATAAGCGAACTTTCCTTTTTCTATCTCTGTCACGTAACAAGATTCTTTTGCTTTGCATTTTGGACAAGTGCCTAAACTATCATTGATCATTTTTCTATCTTTTTTAATTTTGGTAATGTAGCGAATTTGGGTAATTGTATTTGAACTTGTTTGGGTACTCTATCTAAGTACTTTGCTAACAAATCTTTCATGTTGTTAAACGAGAATTCGTTGGAACACTTCCAAGCTTGCCTCTTTGCTTTCTCTTTAAACACATCGTAATTGTTGTATATGCTAGACATCGCGTGAACCATGCTAGAATTGTTTGGCGTAAACCATGCGCTTTCTGGTATTAACATGTTTTGCATGACTGCGGACGGGTGAATATTCTTTAATCCTCCTATCACAGGATACACAAATTCCGAATCAAGGAAATCAGTGTGGCCAGACCAATAAGATGCCGCGATCGGCTTTCTAGCTTGAGTAAATTCCAATAGTGGTCGACCAAATCCTTCTCCTTTCGTGAAGCTAAGCATAGCTTTTACTTTTGAATGATTGTACAGGTCGTTCATGTCTTCGTCTTTAACATCTCCATTTAGGACATATATGTTTGGTAAATCTTTACCATGAACTTCTGACATAATTCTATCTATTCTATTTATCATTTCGTCTCTATCAAGTATACCAGGTACTCCGGTCGAGGTCTTAAGTATTAGAGCAGGTTTATTCTTAAACTTTTTGTCTTTGAACGTTTCTAAGAAAGTCTTTATAGTTAATCCTACGTTTTTACGATCTTCTCCCATATCTCCAGGTAACCAGTGACCAACGAATAAAAAACAAAAATCTTCTGAAATGTTATCCAATTCGTCTACAAGATCAGAAGATTCTATATCTTCATCTGATTTATAAAAGTACTTAACGGGATCAAATCCTTCGAATAATACGTCTATTGGTTTTTTTAATTCTATCTTTTGTACGAAAGCACGTGTTTGTTGATCATGTTGATCGAACTTACTATTTTGCATGACTTGTTTAGAATGATTGGAAGACACTAGAGTTAAATCCATTCTATTACAACCTTCTAACCAAGACGGATCGCACAGCGTAGTCTCTATACCAGCAGTTACGCCTATGTTGTATTTTCCTATAGGTTGAAACTCATTTGGAACAGTGATTTGAATCCATATATCAGGCTGTTTGTGTAGTTGTCCCGACTTATTCATCGTGGGTACTACCCATCCCCACTCTTCGTTGTTATCTTCTATATATCCCCAAGGCGTATTGCCCCACCTCTGTGGTATTACTTGTATTTCCCACTCTTTTCCTTTGAGTTCGTATAGTGCTTTGTAAAAATCCCTACTTCGCGCTGAGTATCCACTATAACAGTCTATGGGACACGATACTACGCAATACGGTTTGTTCATAATCTCTATTTTATTTTTATTAATATACTAATTTGTGCAATATTTTTTTACGAGGTTGTTTAACAACTTTTAATAGTTCGAAGTTCTTTCTCGGTTTGAATATTTCAAATGTTTTGTCTATGGATTCTATTACGTTCTTAGACATATTTTCAGCTGTCATCATAGACTCTTCTGAATTCACCCATTTGCGCCCAAGTTCTCCCCTGCGCTTCCTTTCCTCTGGGCCTAATTGATATATATACTGAATGGTTTTGGCGATGTCTCTGAAGTCTGGACGATCGTCGAATATGTACGGAGTTGGCACAGATCCAACCAAGCTAAGGTTGCTAGGAAACACAGGTACTGCCCATTCTCCGTGATTCTTTAACGTACCGTAGTGATTTGATGGTAACTCTTCTGACGGAGTGTACCAATTACCTTCTTCGTCTTCGAACCTCATTTGATCTTGCATTCCTCCGGTCACTGTGGCTGTAATCATTTTTCCAGCCATCAAACCCTCTGTTAAAGAAAGTCCCCAACCCTCGTTGGAAGAAATTAGTGCTACTGCGTCTACCGAATTGTACAGTATGTTCATTTGAGGACCTGCGAGTCTATTTTCTGAAAAATACACTTTTTGATATTCTGGATCGCACAATAGATCTTTAACCACTCGCAAATCAGTACCGTTTTCGTCTACCACTTGTGTGTGCATCAGTAGCGCACACTTGCTTGCTTTATCTTTTCCTATCATATCACAGAAGTGAGACCAAGCAGCTATCAAATCTCCGGGAGATTTTCTTCTTATGTTTCTTGCGTTGTACAAAAGCACGAACTCTGGGTCGAAGTCTCCAAATATGCTCTTTCTGTATTCAATGATATCTTTGTTTTCCTCTTTCATAAATTCGTTGACTGGATATATCAGTTTGTTGTTGATTCCGTGAGGTACATAAGACAACACTTTATCCTTAATGAGTTCTTTACCCAAAACCAATTCGTTTATTAGCTTGGTTTGTTTAGATATACTCATTAAACAATCGCAAGACTCGTAAAACGGTTTATTGTATATCGGCGCGGGAAAATCGTCCCATATATTTAGATAAAGTACAGGTATTCTCTTTCTTACCTCCATCTCGATTTGAAAAAACCAAGTGAAATACCTCGGATCCGTGAACAGCATTATTGCGTCCGGTTTTTCTATTTCCATCAGCTGTCTGATTGCCTCTGCGGTACCGTAACCGTTTATGGGATACAGATAAACGCTCGAGTCGGTGATTCCTGCGGTTTGATTCGTGTCTTCGCAGATATCGAATTTTTTTCCTTGATCTGGGTGTTGTATCGCTCCGGCTAAATTTACCCAATTGTAGTGATGAGCAGTACCTATAACGATCTCTCTCGCCATGGTCGCTATTCCACTATGCATTCTGATATCGTCGCACAGTAACAATATTTTTTTTCTTTGATCTTTTGGTATGTAACCTAATTTCATTTTTTATTTATTTTATTGCTTCTATGATTTGTGAACCCGTGTAATAAGTAGAGTAAGTTTTGTGTATCTTCATTCTAAAATCTCCGTCAGTTAGGTAGAGGTACATAGTTCTTTCTGTGAGCTCTTGTAAATTCATTTTGGTCCTAACTGCGGCAATTTTAAAGTCTTCGTAAAGCGCGTCCGGTATTTTTACCGAAGTGATGCTTCTTTTAATTTTGCTTGTCATGATATCTTTTTATCATAAATATACATGAATATACAAAATATTTACAAATATATAAAATTTATTTTTTTGGACAAAGCTTGTCATTATTTACAAAAGCACACCACTTACATGCATCGAAATTCTTTGGATACTCTTTATCTATGTATTTTGCGTCAACAGTAAAACAATTTTTAATAAATTCCGACACCCCTTGCACTGCGTCTTTGACTTTCTTTTTGCCTTGAGCAGGTTCGAACTCTTGGACGTACTTCGTTGGATAGTCGGGCGATATGAAGGGTCGACGCTTAACTACGAAGAACTTAACGTTAATTTTGTCTTGATCTATGTTTAACGCCTTACTGTAAAAGTGTTTGTACAATAAGACTTGCGAAACTTTTAGTTTATCTTTTTTGTCTGAATCTTTCCATCCCTTAGTAGAGGTTTTTACATCGTATATGTCGTAAGTGTCCGTGTTTTTGCTGTAAAAGATTAAATCGATGGATCCCACCATAATTACATTTGGTATCTCGTCAACTACATGGTGTTCGAAAGGTATTTCTACGCCTATCAATTTTGTATTTCTAACGTTGAAATACTTGGCCCTATTTTTCTTTATCCAATCCATTATCGTAACTCCGTCCTGTACGAACTCATCGAATTCTTTCCTCTCTATAAATTTTTGACCTTTGTTGTCTTCTATAGCCAATTTATAATTTTCGTACATTCTCTCTTTGAGATACTCGGTCGTATCTATAGAATTAGCGGCCTTTGCGGACTTATCGAACATAACTTGTAAGTAGTGTTGAATAGTCTCGTGAAACGCAGTACCGAACACCAAATAAATGGAAGGTTTAAACTCTCGATGTTTTTTTACGTAAGTCAAATACCACTGGTGTTGACACTGCGAATACATCGAATATTGGCTATAACTTATCGCCTTTTGATAAGCGTGATTTACCTTCCAGTCGTGCTTAGGCATAACTCAAGAATATTTCTCTCTGATTAATTTTCCAAGTTCAGCATCGTTGGGTTGAGACCTAACCAAATCTTGGATGTCTTGCGATTGCATTCTTAATTTTTTGCAGTATTGAGCAGCGTCTAATAACTCTTCGTACAAATGATTAAGAAAGTTATCTTTGTTGTTTTGGTGAATGGTAGTACCGTATTTTTTAATACCCACGTCTGATCTTGATTGTAGATCTTCTATCACGCTG